GGAATTATTCGAGAAAGAAAGGCCCGAATACGTTTTCCATATAGCTGCAAAAGTGGGAGGGATTTTTGCAAATGATTCACAAAGCGGAGCTTTTATTTATGAGAACTTAATGATGCAATGCAATGTGATTGAAGCCGCGAGGATTTATAATGTGAAAAAGCTTTTATTCTGTGGATCTGCTTGCATATACCCAAAAGACACAGCTCAACCAATCAAAGAAGACTCCCTTTTAACAGGCTCATTGGAAAAAACAAACATTGGATATGCGATTGCTAAAATATCAGGAGTTGTGATGTGTCAGATGTATAGAAAGCAATACGGATGTAATTTTGTTTCAGTAATGCCCACAAATATATACGGTAGAGGTGATAATTTCAATTCAAACACCGCTCATGTTGTTCCGGGGCTAATAAACAAATTCAACGATGCTAAGGTAAATAAAAGCCTCTCAGTTGAAGTATGGGGCACGGGGGAAGCAAGTAGGGAATTTATCTATGTAGATGACCTTGCCAATGGGCTGGTGTTTGTTATGAACAATTATGATGATTCCGAAGTAATCAATATTGGCTCTGGGGACATTATAAAAATAAAGGACGTTGTTCAAACCATAAAAGATGTAGTCCGGTATAATGGGGATGTGGTGTACAATGGGGTTTTGGAAGGGGTTAAAGATCGTAGCTTAGATATTTCTAAAATAACAGCACTTGGCTGGCAACCTAAAACAAAATTTGAAGACGGGGTTAAAGTAGTATATGATTGGTATTTGAATAATTATACATTTTTGAGAAAATGAGTAAGCAAAGAACAGTTGTTTTAGTATTGCGGAGCGGGAAAGATTTCACTATACAGGATGTTGAGTTGATTACACATCACATAAATAGTAAATGGAAGTATGAGATAAAGCCGAGAATTGTCTGTCTTTGGGATAAGGCTTCTCGTGCGTATTCTTTAGGTAACATCGAACTGATTCCATTAACAAATGATTATCCCGGAACTTGGTCGCGAATGCAACTGTACAGCCCAGAAATGGAAATGTACCGTCCTTTTCTTTACATGGATTTGGACACTGCTGTAATTTCTTCCTTGGAAAATATATTTGATTTAGTAAAAGATGAAAGTCAATATATCCCTTTGGAAGATTTCTATCAAAAGAAACAACTTGCTACAGGGTTGGTTTGGTTCCCGGCCAATTCTGATAAAATTAAAAAAGTATGGAATTCATGGGATATATCAAAACTGATTGGAGGTCGAATGGACTATTTTTTAAGGAAAGTTATTATTCCCGATTGTTTCTGGCAACAGTTGACGTATTCGATAGTTGATTTTAAGCCTAAACATAGGGAATTTCTAACGATCTTACCAAAAGGAACATCTTTGGTTTGCTTTCATGGAAAGCCCCGCATACCGAATGCTACGCATATAAAATGGGTTAATAATTACGTAAACGATTAATTATGAAAATAAGCATCATCATCCCATATAAAGTAGATCGTGGTTGGTTAAAATATGCTGTTGATAGTGTTCCAAAAAGTGTGCAATTAATCCTTAGCCAAGGAGAAGGGAACTGGCCTCAAAATTTCAACAAAGCCCTTTCTAAAGCAGATGGAGGCTTAATTAAGTTCTTACATGAGGATGATATGTTATCCCCAATTGCAATACAAGCGTATATTGATGCTTTCACTTCTCCTGAATTTAAAAATATAGATTTTGCACACGGCTTGGCATACGAGGTTGATGCAAATGGCGTGAACATAGGCAGATTATATAAACCAAAGATTAAAAATCCATCTTTGTCTGATTTGCTTATAACCAATGTAATTCACAGCGCATCCTTGATATATCGAAGAGAGGTGTTTGGTAAAATAGGGGGATTTGATGAAAGCCCAAATGTGCATTCATTTGAAGAATATGAATTTAACTTACGTTGTTTGAAAAATGGTTGCAATATCGGATATATTGGCGTACCTTTAGCGTATTATAGAAGACACCCTAATCAGATAATTCGGACTTGTGATATAGTTCAAAGAAAACAAAACAGAGCAAACCTATTAAAAAGTTACGGAGCATGATTCAAGCGAATGTAGACAGGCCTATTTTTGTAACAGGAGCGCAACGTTCCGGTTCTTCTATTATTGCTCGCATCATAAGTTTATCCGGAGGATATGCCGGGAATGTATCGCATATGTACGAAAATGTAAATATCCGCAAGGAAGTTGATTTGCATTACTCTACAATGGGGATGTTGAACCCGACACAATTCCAGTTTCCTTTGCCAAATACAAAAGAACTGTTGATTCCTATCAATTGGAAAGATCGAATACTACATGCTATATCACAGGGGCAAGTCCCAACAGAAGATGAAATATTTTGGATGTATAAAGGATATAGCCTTTGTCAAGTATGGCCGATATGGAATTATGCCTTCCCAAATGCAAAGTGGATTATTGTTCGGCGCAGAACGGGGGATATTGTATCTTCCTGTATGAAAACAGGATATATGTCTGCTTTTAAAGACAAAGATATTCAAAAAGCCGTAGGTGTTTCTAATGAACAGGACGGTTGGATATGGTGGGTGAATGAGCACGAGAAGTTATTCATTGAAATGATTGATTCTGGTTTGAATTGCAAAATTATCTGGCCAGAAAGAATGGTAAATGGTGATTATTCTCAAATATGGGAAATGCTTGAATGGCTTGACTTAAAATGGCATGATTCTATAATCAAAACCATAGACCCGATGTTGTGGAATTCTAAGCAAAAAGATAAAAAATAATATTTATGGCAACAAGAGTCACACCTGATGAAGTAAAAGAGATAATGGATGGGTTAACAGCAACCGATTCCATTATAGAAACATTTATCACTGCGGCAAGTGCCGTAATAGATCAAGTGTTTGCTGGTGACACAGTGATTAGTTCTACACTGTTGAAGGAACTTGAAAGATGGCTAACAGCTCACTTTATAGCATCTACCATTTTTAGAATGGCCTCGGAAGAGAAATTAGGTGAAGCTCAAATGAAGTACACCGGAAAATGGGGTGAGAATTTAGCCTCCACTTCATACGGCCAGACGGTGAAGCTGCTTGACATCACAGGTAAAATGAGTCAAGTAGGAAAGTCCGCAGCAACAATATTTGCAGTTACAAGTTTTAACACGAGCGCAGAATGAGCATAACTGGATTTTTAACAAAGACATGTACTCAAACAGCGGTATATTGGGGCTACCCACACAATGACGGCCAAGGTGGTTTTACGTATGATTCACCAAGGGAAATAAAGTGCAGGTGGGAAGATCGCAATGAGACGTTTGTCGCTCCAAATGGAGATGAGGCTGTTTCTAAATCAGTTGTGTATGTGCTTGAAGATTTAGAACAAGAAGGATATTTGTATTTAGGTACTTTGGATTCTTTATATGATAGTGCTGAGAGTTCAGGAATCACATTAGATCCAAGTGAGATAGATGGTTGTCAACGGATCAAAAGATTTGATAAACTCCCAGCATTAAGCTCTACTTCTGAATTTTTAAGAAAGATATATCTAACCAGTAAAAACATGGTGTAATGGCTAAAACATACTCTTTAGGTGATACAGGGATTAAGGGGTTTGACGATGTAATGCGAAACCTTAATGAAGAAATACAGAAGATTGAAGGGCGAACTATACAGGGCATTATTAAAGCTGCGATAGACATTCGTAGGGATATGGCTTCTACACCCCCTTTAATTCCTATAAAAACAGGAAACTTGCGAGCATCTTGGTTTATTGTAACGGCAAAAGGAGTAGAAAGCAAACCTCCTGTATTTGATAATTCAGAAAAAGGGGCTGCTAAAGTGCAAGAAGCGTATAATGCTTCAATTTCTGAGGCGCAAAGCACTGTGGCAGCATCAAGTAAAGAAAATCCTTTTCTTGTTATGGGATTTGGAGCTAATTATACGATGCCTGTGCATGAAATGATAGGTGATATTGAATGGTCAGCTAAAAATACAGGCCCTAAATTTTTTGAAAGTGCTTTAAAAAGAAGAAAAGATGCTGTTTTGAAAATTATACGAGATAATGCTCAAATAAAATGATAAACAATGAACCCAACATCATTTGATATAAAAGATATTTTAGAGTCGGAAAGTTCTTTAGGGCTGATCTATGCTACAAATCTTTTTATAGGAAAAGAGCCAGCCACACCAAAGAACACAGTAACGATATTTGACACTCCGGGATTCCCGGATGAACTGTTGCTCACAGGAAGTGAAAAGGGAGGGAGTTATCAGTACCCAGCGGTTCAAATCAGGGTTCGCAGTACAAAATACATTGACGGATACAATCTTATAGAAAACATAAAGAGTGTGCTACATGGCCGGGCAAACGAGACATGGGGTGGTTCTTTATATTCAGTAATCAAATGTTCCAGTGGTCCCGCATTGTTGGATTGGGATGATAATTCAAATGCAAGATTCATTTGTAACTTTGACCTGCAAAGAAGAAGTGGATATTAATTTAAAATTAAAAAGGAGGTAAAATTATGAGTAATGCTAAAGCAGGTGTTGGCACTTTATTTCGCAGGTGGAACACCGTCACCCATAAATGGGTAAACATCGCTGAAATAAACTCTATTACCGGCCCAAGTATGTCAAGGGACACGATAGACGTGACCAGCCTTGACTCAACAGGAGGGTACAGGGAGTTTATAACCGGATTTCGTAAAGCGGGAACAGTTGCTCTCAAAATGAATTTCACTCGTCCAACGTATGAGCTAATGAAAGACGATTTTGAGAATGATGCGTTACAAAATTACGAAATTGTGTTGCCGGACATTGAAAACACAACGATTGAATTTGAAGGTCTTGTTACAGAATTACCTTTAACCGTACCAGCGGATGATAAAATGACTGCTGATGTGACTATTCAGGTATCTGGGCAAGTGACTATCAATTCAGGAGCAAGTTCAGGTTTAACCTAAATTGCTTTAAATTTAATACTAATCAAGTATTTGTTTTTTAATTTTAATCATTAAAATATTTTAATCATGGGAATGTTAGACAAGTCGATGCTGTTAACGAAACAAGCATTAAAAGTTGAAAAAGTTGAATTTGAAAATGGTGATTTTGTTTATGTTCGGGAAATGACCGGAAAAGATCGGGACAATTTCGAAAATTCTATTTTAAAAGCCCGCCGTGATGCCAAAGGCGACATAAAAGGGTACGATCAGGTAATGGATAATTTCCGTTCTAAACTGGCCGTTGTTACTTTGTGTGACGAAGAAGGTAGTCTATTGTTTGAACCAACCGATGCTGATAAATTAAGTTCCAACATAAGTATCACTTATTTGGAAAAGATTGTTGAAAAAGCATCATCATTGAATGCTATAACCCCAAAAGATAAAGAAGAGTTGATAAAAAACTCAGAAGCCGACCCGGACGGCAATTCCAGTTTAGACTCTGCCGGGAACTTGGAATAATCCACCCAGATTACCTATTGGATCAATTAACGTCCTTTCAAATAAGTGAGTGGGAAGTGTACGATAGAATTGATCCAATAGGCACATGGCGGGAAGATTCTCGGTTTGCAAAATTAGAAGCTTTGATTCAAAATTTAGTAAGTTCAATATATTGCTCAAAGGGGGAAACTCCGAAATTAGTAACACCCGAAGATTTAATGCCTGATTGGACAGGGGAAAAGAAACAACAGGAAGAGAAAACACAATCAGTAGAAGAAATGAAAGCTATATTTATGAGTATAGCACGAGAGCAAAACAAGAAAGTGGAACGCTTGAATATGAAAACACCTCCTCCTAAAAAGAAGGGTAACTAATTAATACTCAAATGAATATAGGAAGTTTAACTGCAACATTGGGGGTTGACACTAAATCACTGTTAATCGCTCAACAGCACATGATTGATTTTCAAAAAACAACGAATGCTTCTTTATCCGCTATTCAAGCAAAATTAAATGAAATTGGGGATGCTTCGACTAAAGCAGCTGAAAAAGTACAAGAAATAGCAAAACCCGTAACACCTCCTATATCCGGTATCCAAGCGTTTAATAATTCCCTAAAGGCAGTATCTACAACATTAGATAAAACCGGACGTAACATTTATTATTTTGGTACGGCTGCTACAAAGTTCTTAACCGTCCCATTAGCAGGAGCAAGTATAGCTATCACAAAAACAGCAAAAGATTATGAGTATTCCATGCAGAAAATTGTTGGTTTAGTCGGGGTATCCCAAACCCAAGTAAACGCATGGAATAAAGAATTGCTGCAAATGGGACCTGCTCTTGGTAAGGGACCTAAAGAACTGGCTGATGCTTTATACTTTGTTACTTCTTCCGGGTTTAAGGGAGCAGAGGCATTAGATATTGTTCAAAAATCTGCAAAAGCCTCCGCTGCTGGACTAGGTGAAACCAAATCAGTGGCAGATTTAGTTACTTCTGCTATGAGTGCGTACAGCTCTTCTGGTTTAACAGCATCCCATACATTAGACATATTGACCGCTGCTGTACGTGAAGGCAAAGGTGAGGCTGCTGACTATGCAAATCACTTAGGGGATATTATACCTGTTGCTTCTCAAATGGGAATTTCTTTTGACCAAGTGGCCGGAGCTATTTCGGCAGTAACTTTGACCGGACAAAATGTAAGTAAAGCTGTTACTGGGATTCGTCAAGCTTTATTTGAAATAGAAAAACCAAGTGCGGAGTCTATAAAAAATGCGAAAGCAATGGGGATTTCATTTGGGGAATTGCAAAATGTTATCACTAATAAAGGATTACTCGCCGGACTTAAAATGATGTCTGATTTAACCAAAAAGCATGGGGATGACTTATCAAGCGTATTCCCAAACATTCGAGCATACAATTCTATATTATCATTATTAGGAGATAGGTATACTGAGAATGTATCTTTGATTCAACGTGTGATAGGTTCCACTGGTAGTTTAGAAAATGCGTATAAAGCCATAGGCGATACAATAGAACAAAAGTACAATCAAGCAGTAAGTTCCGTACAAGCTTCTTTAATTAAAATGGGACTTGCTTTAAAAGATAGCATCATTCCAATAATGGGGTCATTTGCAAAAATGATTGAAAATATTGTAAATTGGTACACAAGTTTAAGCACAGGAACCCAGCAATTCATTTTAAAACTTGGGATATTTCTGGCAGCAATAGGTCCTGTTACAATTGCTGTGGGTTTATTTATGCGTGCATTAGGTGGGATTATTTCCACAACTGCAACTGTAATTCGAACACTGACGGCATTAAATGCTATAATGATTGCGAATCCTATGATGGCAATGGTGGCTACTATTGGGCTTTTAGTAGGGGCATTTTATATGTTAACTCGAAATACAGGGGAAGCTCAAAAAGAATTATCAAAGTATAATGATGAAGTAGAAAGAGGAAAAGCTCTGGCTGCTTCACAACAAAGCATTACAGACCAAATGGCTGTGATTAATAATTTGAATAAAACACAGATTGCGGCATTAAAAGAAAGAATACAAGAGGAACTACGGCTGGAAGATCAAAGAGGTGCTGATATATTGGCAAAAGAGAAAAAGGCACAAGACGATTATATAAAATCATTGTCTGATACAGTTATCAGAGAAAAAGCAGCTCTTGGTACGGCTATGAAAGATAAAGAACTTTTATTTGCACAAGGCCAAACGTATGAAAAAAACATAAAGCAACTGAATGATTATCTAAAAACAGTTGATAGTAAACTAAAGACAATGGGGACGGGTTCTGTAAATGTGACCAAAAGTCCATTAGAAAACTATCATCATTTAGTTCTTGAAGAATATAAAACGTTTTTATATAGCCTTAAAAAATCAGGTGAAGATTTTGTAACTGAAACAACAACAATAAAAGATAAATTAGGAAAAACGCAGTATGTTATGACTGCAAAAATGAATATTCCTGAAATAGATACAGGCCCGGTTGAAAGTTACCGTAGACTCTTATTAGTTACTTCTGATGCTGGGAATGTTTTGCAAAAAAAATTAGCAGACGTAGCTTTGCAAAATTCTATTTTTGGGGATACATTAGACACAGAATCAGTAAAAGCTAAAACGCTATCAGACCAAATGCGAATAGTGGCTGATGCTATGACAACCCTCATAGATAATGGAATTCGTCCCGGAGATGATTCAGCATCAGTATTTGGGATGACATTAGATCAATTAATTGTAAAATTTCGCGAATTACAAAATGCGTCAAAAGAAAGTTTCACCGCCATAGCAAATAATATGTCCCAAATAGGGGGTGAAGTCAATAATTTTTTAGGTAATATTAGCTCTCTTTTGCAAGCAAATAAACAAAATGAACTTTCTGCTTTGCAAGAAGTGCAAGATGCAAGGAGGCAAGCTCAGGATGAAATAGATGTGAGAAATGAGGCTTCCGACGCTATGGCAAATGCGAAAAATGAAAAAGAAAGATCAGACATCCAAGCGACTTTGGCTAAAAAGTTGGCTTCTATGCAAAAAGAAAATGAAGCACAAAAAGCCATAGCTTCAGAAAAAGAAGCAATAGAAGCTCGGTATAGATCAACGATGAAGGCTTTAGCTATATCGCAAGCTGTTATAAATACAGCAATCGCTGTAACAGCAGCATGGACAAATCCAATTACGGCTCCTGTTATTATCCCTTTAATAATAGCATCTGGTGCGGCACAAGTAGCTACAATAGAAGCTCAACAAATGGCAAATGGTGGTATTGTCCCAGAAGGCTACCCAAATGACACATACCCAGCCAGATTAACTTCGGGTGAAATGGTAGTTCCTCCTGGTAAACTGCCAAATATACAAGGTGGAGGTATTTCAGAAGTAAATGTTACTGTATCTCCTGTTTTAAAAGGAACTGATATTCATTTTATTGTCAAAGAAGTAGAACGCAAATATAAAAGCAGTATGATATGAGTTATAATTTACAATATACTTCTGAGTATTATGATATTGCTGGAACACAGCATTGGATAGATATCTATGGTTTGGATTATGTGGGAACTCCCGTTGTGATTGAGAACTCCGGTGATACTCCTGTCACAATGCGACATGGTGGGGGGGACAAACACGCTTTCGAAAGCATAATCATACAAGGACAAGAACTACAATATAATTTTTATATTCCCCGCGATCAAGTATCCACATTCAATCCTTTATTTGAGTCTGATTATAAAGACTTCAAGATAAAATACTATGTTGGGAGCCATACCGAGGATCATCTTGAATTTACGGGCTGGATTGATCCTGAAAACTTGACAAAAGAATACTCAACTAACCCCCCATTTGTAGAAATAAATTTAAGTGCAAATGATGGATTATCTGAATTAAAAAGCATAGAATTCAGAAATACAGATGATACTTTAATAAATCAAAAACTAACCATACTACAAATCCTAAAGATAGCTTTAGCAAAAACAGGGATTGAGTTAGATTTTATGATTCAATTAGGCACGTATGAAACAACAGGGATGACAAGCACTCAGTGTGCTTTGTCTAACATATATATAGACACAAAATGCCTTGTTGGGAGTATGCTTAAAACAAGCATGGGATTTAATATGATTGGGTTTAATGAACATGGTCCTGATTCACAGACTGTGGTATACAGGGATACTATCACAGGTGTAAAAGACCCTATGGATTGTTGGGGTGTGATAGAAACTGTTCTTTTGGATTTTAATGTCCAACTAAAGCAGTATAAAAACAAATACTATATCACAAATAAGTATGAGGTAAATAGTTATGTATTTAACTTTGATTTCGCTACACTAACTCAACAATCAAGAACAGCGACAAACAACATTGTAGATATATCAAATTTTAAATATAAAATAGGAATAGAACAACAAAAAGTAAAACCATTAAAAGAAGTCAACATCACATTTAAAAACAAAGATTTAGGTGGAGATCTAACAGGAGTTGACTTGAATAATTGGAATGAGGGGGTTGTTTGGCACGCCGACATCCCAATGTACCCTACGGGAGCCAGTTATCCAAAAGGATATGGCCTTCCTGTCAATGGGACTGATCATTTTACGTACACATTAGTTTCTGATTTTTCTGTTACTAAAATAACTGACAATGATTATATAAAAGTTAAATTTGATTCCTACTTTTTACTTCCAGCTATACAGGTTTTCATTGCTGCACAAGAACCAACAGCAGTCATAGTAGGAATAAAACATCCTGATGGAGTTTATCAGTATGGACCCCTTACTATGATTTCACAAAAAGAAAAATCAATAGAATCTCCTTTATTCGGAGCATTTAAAATTAGCAGCACAGGGAATTACAATATTGAAATTTTAGTAGTTACTACAAATCAAACACACAATTGGGTTTGGGATGACGAAGAGCCGTATGCCTATGCTATTTTTGGAATTGGAAATGTTGCTATTTCTAAAGTAGTGGATGCTTCTGAAACAGAACAATCAGACTTAGTTACTTTTGATCGTCATTATACGCAGACATTAAATAGAAGCACAGCAAGCTATACAATAGAAACAATCTTAGCAGATTCCAATCAAGTAAGTGAAATAGGGAGTTATTTATATTATTCAGGAGGCCATTATCATAATACACACGCTTGGAATAGTTATGGTAGGACTGAGGCTATTAAAATACTTGATATTTATTCAAGAAATATCCTGAATAACAGATACTCATATAAAGACTATCTCAGATGTTCAGTAATTGATAGGTTGAATGCTATTGGATTTGATAATATTCTTGAAATAGATAGTAAAATATATTCTATATTATCAT